TGCGGCGGATATTTTATCAAATTCCGCTATTGATCGCTCAAGGTTGACTGTTTCCTTTTTGACCTCTTCTGGGGCTTTTGGTGTTTCAACCTGCTCCATGGTTTCTTTTACTTCAGGTAGATCTAGTAGTTCTTCTAATTTCTTTGTCATACTAATACTTATCTCCGCTTGCCTTGATGGAATAAATCTTTTTCAGTAACCACTCTAAATTGTATACCGTGCTGTTTACAATATTTTGCCGCGGCCTCCCATTTGGCTTTGTTTTTAATATAGTTGGCTTGATTGTAAGCACTCTTGCCAACACTTTCTTTTACTGTGTGATTTTCTGGTTTGATTTCGATTATTTCTGCTCGTGTTTTGCCTGACTTGTTTGAATACACAATAAAAAAGTCTGGCACATAGATGGTGTATTTTCCATCCAGTGGATTTCTGTAAGGTATCTTTATGCTTTCACTTGCCCATTTAGCAACAGCAGGATGTTCATCGCACATCTTCATAAAGTGCCATTCCCAACTGCTACGATACATAGGAGTTTTTGTTCCTATGTACTTGTCAGGATTTTTGAGTTCGTATTTGCCTCTGGCAAAGGTTCCTAATCGTGCCATTACGCAATGATGTTCCTCTTGGCAGTATTTTCTTCTGTTTCTTCTAGCACAACACCCAATCCACTTGTGGGTATTCTATTGATGTTTAAAATTTTACCAAGTGTGTCAGTTAATTTTACATCATCGGTTATGCTTTTTAATTGATCGATTAATTGCAAAGGATTAACACCGTCGAGTTTGCATTGCTTGAGAAAAATTAATGCTGTGCTTTTAGCGGCATTAGATTCCATTCCTCTGCTTTGAAAAAATGCAATAACTGCATCGCCTTCGCTGGCTTTAAATTGTAGTTGTTTCTTGTTGTATGCATCAAAAAATTTAATAGTGTCATCACTGCTATCTCTTTTAATGTCTTTATCTGGTATTGGTAAGTTTGAATAATCTATTGCCATTTTATGTCCTATCTAGTATTAGTGGTACTATTTTCACCGTCGACTTGTGTAGGTTGCTGGTTATTAATCTGTCGTTGCGTTTCTCTTGGATTGTATACAGTTTCAACAGTTTGATTTGCTGGTGTAGCAAGGTTTTCATCAACAGTATCGAATCCGCTCATTGTAATTGTTCTATTAGCCGCATTGGTAATGCTACGTGTTACAATACCTGTTACTTCGTTTCGTATACCTTCTCTATTTAATTCTTTTGCATTTTCATAGGTTCTTTTTGCTTTTATCGCTGTGCCTATAAGAGCAAATGGATCAGTGAATATGTCTCCTTGGATTACATCTCCTAACACATCTAATCCTCCACCAAGTACTCCGCCTGGACCAAACAGACCAGCACCACCGGAACCAAGAGGACTCGGTATGTTGTCATAGTGCAGAGCAGTAAATCCTTTTACAGTTTCGGTGCTTATTCTACCTGTGTTGTATCTTACACCTTCATATATTACAGTCATTTGATTTTCGGCAGGGTTACTGCTAGAACTGTTCATTGTTGGCGGTGTCCAAGATTGTATAATAGGATTTATTAATTCAAATTCAAAAAATCGTTTTTTGCTTAATTGGTATAGTTTTATGCTGTTAAAAAATCTCACACTCTTATAATTGTCAAAACCAAATTTCAATCCAGTTTGTTTTGTGCTTGTGGTTGTTGTTTTTGTACCAGCAGTTATTCTACCTGCACCTTGACCGGCTACTCCCACATCTACTGTTTCTGTTGTTGAAGTTTGTGAATTGTATGTAGGTTCAATCTGTAAGAAATCAACGAATTGACTGTCAGCGTAGTAATTTTTAAAATACTGTTCCCATAAACCACCTATTAGTCCGGCATTATCATCATGAAAAGTCATGTTTACTGGATTATACTGTACGGCAGTTTGAATATTAGTTTTTTTACCGTATTGGTTTTTGGTTTCTGTTTGTACACTAATACCCGGTAAGTTAAAATTCTTTACCAGCATTCCTGTTTCAATTCTTGATTCAGGAGTAGCAAAAGCATTAAATCCAGTAGGTGATCTAACCGCCGCTGTATTAATATCTAAAAATACATGATATAAAAATTCTACTTTTGGAGACAGGCGCATAAAATTGTCCGTGAACAATCTTGCCGCGTGTTGATAATCACGCATATCGCCTTGGCTACCAAAAATGCCGTTTGCTACTGATCCTAGAAATTTAGTTAACTTTGCCATACTATTATTTATCGATAAAAAAAGGTCGGAGATTTTTAAGCCTCCGACCTTGAATGATGACTATTTTATTAACTGCCTTAGCCTGTTGCTAGAGTTCTAATTGTTCTACCAATTGCTGTACCAATTCCTTCTGGCTGACCAGCACCATTAGTCTGGATAGCGTTATCGTATTGAATTGACATTGTTACATCAACCGGGTTTGAATCACCATAACTTAATTGGTTATAGTTGATGTCTTGAACAAAACAACCAACTAGTTCGAATGTTTCAAGCACACCTGGACTGTTAGCACCGTTACCACCATCTAGGATTTCAATTCTAGTTTTGAATTTGTAATCAATACCAGATGCCGCACTTGATTGTTCGAAGAAGTCAAATTGCTTCTGTAATTGTTGACCCGCTGATTTACTTACAGCATTGTTTACATCATCACGTATTGTGATTGTAATCGGTTGCCATGTGTGTTTACCAGCATAGTAAACTTTTGAGTTGTACACATCGATTGCAATAGACTCAAAGTTCACATTTGGTCTTGTTACATCGATAATTTGTTTTGTTAGTTCAATGTTAGGAGCACCTGCGCCAAAGTTTTCAAGACTCACTCTAAAGCGATACTTGAGTTTTGGCATCAACAAACCTTGTGAACTTGCTGACTGGTCACTCGCTAACGGAACTGTAAATTTACTTAAACTTGAAATAGCCATCTAATTTACTCCTTGTGTATAGTTATTTATCCCCATTATAGATTGCCCAAAGTTGCTATTTCGCCTGTGTTCTTTAAGCGTAATGGAATGTAAATGAATTCCACACTCTTAACAGGTTCAATTGCAACGTCAACATAAAGTTCATTACGATCAATTCTTGCTGGGGTATTGTTTGTTTCATCACAAACTACCAAGAAGTCGTATACTGCTCTTTGACCTACTAATTCAAGTAATAGGCTTTCCATTGCTTGTTTGATCTCATCACGTGTGATCTTGTCATTTGGTTCAAACATAAATGGCTTGCCAAGCAAACTAAACTGTCTACGTAGATATGCAACCAAACGTGCTACGTTGATTCTATCTAGTGAACTAGCATTTCTTGCTCTTGTGTACTGACCAAAGTTAACTAAACCACTACCTGTAATAAATGTTAGTGGGTTAATTTTAACACCAGCCATTGTTTCTCTAACGCCGTCGTTTAGTGCAACTGCATTAAATTCACCTTCGTTGTCAATGTAACCAACTGCTGAAGCATTAGTAATTCCTCCACGTCTTGTACCTGCTGGTGCAAACCATGGAAAACTAACTGCATCACTTACAGCAATAGTTCTCATCATCATATGACTTGGTGGAACAACAATGTTGTTACCGTTAATGTCAGTTGTTAAACCTGCTGGATAAAATGCCGCCATATACTCGTCATAACTTACTAAACCTTCTTCACCGTCTGCTGAAGCGCCTGCTGTGTTGTTACCATAATTTTGTAACGCAGTAGCAGTAGGTTGTAGTCTAAATGGAGTATCTGCAACTACAAATCCTGTAATACCTCTGTCAACGTTTAGGTTGATTAGATCGGTTGTTAGTTCTGGATATCCTGGCGATGCTAGGATTGTAAATGTACGTGTCTCTTCGTCACGTAACAATTCATTTGAATTAACACTTGCTTTCAATGCCGCAACTACTGTTGCACGTTGAGCGTGTCGTCCAAATTGTCCTGAACCGTCACCTTTAGTTGTGTTCCAACCAATCCATCTATTTGTTTTGTATGAAGTCATTGCTTCGTCAAGGTAACGTGTGTTTTTACCACTGTTTGCAGTAATGTCAATATGACCTCTCACAAACTTTTTAACATTAAAGCCTGAACGTCTTGTGTTCCATAGCATCATACCACGTGGGTAAAGTGCTGGATCTGGACAATCAGGATCAACATAGTTTGTGCTTAATAAATCATCAATATCTGCTTTGGTATCTCCAGTTGCACCACTTGCTCCGTAACGTGCATCTGCAAAAATAATACCGTCTTCAGTAGTTTGATCAGTTACATCAATTGCTACCCATTCAAGTGCAGTGTTATCCCAGCGATAAATGTTTTGACCATAGTTTTCAACATCCGAAGTATCAATCCAAATATCTCCTTCTACTAGGTCAGTGTTATCACTTTGTCCACCGGACTTGGTTGGTTCTGTAGCACTAATGATCGGACCTGCTGGGTCTGTGTTACCAGCATATGGTGTGTAGTTTAAATAACCTACCCATTTAGTACCATCATTAATCATAATGTCAACTTCGTCTACTGTAGTGTCATACCATAGTGTACCGTCTGCTGGTGTTGCTGTTGGAGCATCATCGCTTGCTTGGTAAACTAATGGTTTCCAGTTAGAAATTACAAAAGTGTTATCGTCGTCAGCACCTGCTGTGTAGAAGTTTGCTGTTCCGCTTTCAATACCAGTTGATGAATTTCTTGACCAACCTGTAAAACCAGCACTTGCAAAAACACCACCAGCATCAGTAATTTTAATTTCTCCACCTAACTTGTGTGTAAGTGTTAAGAAACCATTTGACACACTTGCTGTAATATTTGTAAAGCCTTTGCTAGAAATGTCAGTTGCTAGATCTTCAACAGTAACACCTGAAAGTGTAATGCTCTGTGCTGTGTTAAAGTCTGAACTATTTGCTAGAGTTTCTGCCATTGTGAATGTGCTAGTTGTTACTATAGGATTAGCACCGTTCTCTTGTCCTGTTACACTGGTTGGTGAACTAGTTACACGTCTGTATAACTTAAAGTTAACTAATTCATCTACGCCTGTAGTAGAATCGTCTGCTGTTGCTCTACCTGTGTAGTTTGCCAATGCAAAAACTGTACCAGCGGCAATTTGTGTACCACCAGTTGAATCAATTTCATAAACTGCTTCTTGTCTTGTTCTGTAAACAGGTGTGCTTACATTCGTCCACGCACCTAGTGTGTCATTCCAAACTTTAGTAGTTAAATTAGTACCTAGATTTGGAGTGGTAATTTTAAACCACACACTACCTGTTGGTCTGTTACCACTGTGTGAAGTACCTGCTACAGTAATAGTGTCAATTGACTTCCAAGTAGGAACGCTTGAGTGTTTTGAAATTTGTACTTCTGGACCTGCGTAGTACGATTCAACTATACCTAGTGTATCACAGATATTGTCACCTGTTGTGTCAGCAATAATAATTGCACCATCGTCTGTTGTGTTATCTGTGCTTGAAGTACCGTCGGTGTAGATTTCTAAAATACCACCTGCTGTTACCTTAGCCGCAACACCCTGGATTGAAGCGGCATTAATACCACTTGCTAGATCAGCAACTGTTGTGCCACTTAGTGTTATCCTAGTGCCGTTGATGTCTATTGCATGTCCGTTTGATAGTTGTGGACTTGCTACTGTTGCTTGGATAGTTGGCCAACTTGATGCCCAACTGTCTGAAGTAAATGTGCTTCCACTTGCACTTGCAATATTAGCACTTGTAGTTGTACCTACTTTGACCCAAACATTATCAGCGTTTTTATAGTAAACATCATTTGATGTTCTTGCAGT